TTTTAATTGTCAAGTGTGACTTGCATAACGAGGACACATGACTAGAATTAAAGTAAGGATTACATAGGAGATGCTATGAGATACCAGGTTATAAGCGTAAGTGTTTATGGAGGCACAATACGATATGAGTTTGACAACAAGCACGAGGCATTGTGCAAGGTTAGAGAACTCAAAGACCATGCAGGTATGTTTTTAGTCAAGTTAGTTGAACTAGAAACTGCCTAAACAAAACAAAGAAATAGAGAAGGAGATAAGATGGCTAATATATTTGAGTCGCCTAAAGAACTAAAGAAGTGGGCTATTAAACTAGCTAATGCGTGTGGAGGACAACGAGTAGAAAAAACTCTAATCATGACTAAAGTTAATCCGCAAAGAGTTACAGAACTTATGGATGAGTTCGTAGAATCCCACAACGAGAACACAATACAAATACTCAAAGAGATGGAGGAGGAGTAGATGTTGGTTAAAGAACACAAGACTAGAAACCTGCCTACTCTTACAGGTACTATGAAACTATTTAGGACCTGGACCATGAATGAAGATATACATACTGGTAAGATATCAAACAAAAAATTAGTGAGAGTGAGGATTGAATGGACACAATAGATGGATTGATACTAGCATTTTTTTTGTCACTACCTATCTATATAGTAGGTGCTTATGTACTTGCTAACTGGATAACTGACATAATTTATATTGAGTATCGTATTATTAAAGAAGATAGAATGAGGAGGAAGATTGACAACACTACAAAAAATTAATGACATTACTTATGTCAATGGTATAAGAATGGAAACTGAAACTATACCAACTAATGAGATTGAAGATTCATTAAAGATTATTAAAGAAGATATGGAACTTAAATCAAAAGAAGAAGCAAGACTAAGAGAACGCAGAGATGAGATTATAGTTCATGCAAGGAAACATGGATTTAGTGCAATAAAGATTGCATCCATTTTAAATGTGACAAGACAAACAGTATATGATGTCCTTAGAAATAGGGATTTCAAGAATGAGGAGGAATAAATGGCTAAATTTAATTTAGACAATTACGAAACAGTAGAAGATAGATTAAAAGTATTCTGGAATGACAATCCAGAGGGAAGAATAGAAACAGAAATCTTACACATCACACCAGATGGACAATGTGTAACCATACAAGCATCTGTCTTTAAACAAGAAGAAGATGCAAGACCAGTTGCAACTGGTATAGCACAAGAAACTAAAGGACAAGGTGGATTCGCTAATGCTGATGCGTGGATGGAAAACTGCGAAACTTCTGCTATTGGTAGAGCGTTAGCTAACTGGAAATATCAAGGTGCAAAAGCTCCTAGACCAAGTAAACAAGAGATGTCTAAAGTTGGTAACAAACCTGTTGCTGATGTCAAAGTAGACAAACCAAAGATGACAACAGACAAAGAGGACATAGAAGTATTAGAAAAAGCAAAGAAAGATTTTGCTGAATCTATACAAGACAAACCATCTACTGTAAAAGCAGACCAGATGAATATGCTTATAGATGGCTTCGAGTTAGACAAAAGTGTAGCACAACACTACAAGCGAGAAGCATTTAAGAAATCAGGATTGTCGAAAGATGTTGAGTCCTGGACTAATGATGACATGAGTGCGTTCTTAGACCTGTTTGAACAAGAAGTAGAGTCAAACAAAACTGATACAGATTTAATAGAAGATGTATTTGGAGAGGTTAAGGACCTAACACAAAACTGCCCACAATGTGGTAAGTCTGATTACATTGAGGACAATAGAGAGAAGAAAGCATCCGACCCTAGATTCTCAAAGATACCTAGTTGGAGTTGTAGTAACTACAAAGACAATGATGGTTGTGGTTGGACTGCCTGGGGAGATACAGATTGTCCTCCAGAATGGCTTTAGAACAAGCGGGATTTAGTGGTATAGATAAATTAAAGAAAAAGTTACAAGCAAAGTATCCTAATCATAATTTTGATATACCACCAGAACCACATACCAAACACAAATCTTATTTATGCAAAGACAATAAGATATTTTATACAGACAATGAGGGTAATGTTTTTTGTGGAGGTCGGTACAAAGAGGTTGATGAAAAGAATCCTTTTGCATGGACCTGGCGTGAATGTCATGCCCTCGTAAAAAAATACAAACAGGAGGACGAACAAGATGAACTACCTTTCTAACATACTATTTTATTTAAGAAATTTTATATTTAAGAACAGTTACACACCTAAAGAATTTAGGAGGTTTATATGCTTCATGTGTTATGAACCACACCTATTTCCTTTAACAAGCAAAGACTACATGGCGTGTAATGAGTGTTTGGATACACTAAAGGATGACGAATAATGGCTACTTATGAAGATTCTTATAGCAAGAGAAATTCTGGTGATGACATGGCGGATTTAGCTATGCAAAGTTATTTAAAAGATAATGACTGTAAAGAGTTCCATGACTATTTAAGAATTGGAGTTGACCCTAAAGAAAGCTTTTTAGATTTGTTCTGGTTGGCAACAAAGATACTACTGCTACCAGACTACATCCTAGTTCGTAAAGGTTACATCTTTTTTATAGAAGTTAAAGGGACTAACAAACTAAAAGAAGATGATTACTTTAAGATACAAGAGATGGCGTTTAAAGGTTCACGATTCAAAGAAGTCAAAGTAGGCATCATGTATTTTAAATCACTTGATGCAGAACCAATATACATAGACCATAACAAATTAAAAGAGTATTGGTTAGACCATACAATACCAATTAAATATTATCCAGAAAAAGATTTCATGGGTAACAAAAAACCATATAAAGAATTGCCTTTATAATGGAGAGTAGTTTCCCCATCCTTTATCGTTAATTGTAAAAGTAAGGACACCTGGGTGCGACCATAGACCTGTTCTCTCTGTGAAGTCTATACTCTTATCAATGCTAGGTGCTTGAAACCAAGTTCTATCACCTTGTTGTTTCATACGAAGATGATGATAATGTGCAGTTACTAAAATCTCCGAGTCACCACTAGGCAAGAATCCAAACATCTGTCCTTTCCACCATGCTTCTATCTTTGCTTCTGGATTACCACCACCACCAGTCATGTGACCATGAGTAAAAGAACAAGACTTACCTTTAATCATCATTGTCTGGTGAAAACCCTCTGGTATATTAACTTCTACTTTTCCATATCTTTCTGGGTTAGCATTCATAATCTCTTTACATATCTGCAAGTGCATAGTATCCGAGTTATCTAATCTTGATGTAGCAACTTGACCTTTACTGGTCCTGGACATCTCACCATGATTACCTGGAACACCTGCAAGAACTAGCTTCGGTGCGTGAGGTAAGAATGTGTCAATCGTTTTCATAATCATTGACCTAGCTAATGCGTATTGCTCAATCAATGACAACTCAACATTGTGTGGTTGGCTCTCGTAAAAATGTGGTGTACAGTTTTCTGTGAGGTCACCTAAACCTACCATATAGATTTCATCTATCTGCACTCCAAGTTTACGCAAGTCTTTGATTCTGTTTACACCATCTTGTAAAGCTCTATCATATCTTTTGATAGTATTCTCAACTCCATAATCTTTTTTTCCGAGTTGCCAGTCACTCATAAACCACATGAACGCTGTGTTACCTGCATTGAATTTCTTTTTTATAGGCGGTTTTCTCTTTGCTTGTTTAAATAATTCTTGAAAATACCTGTCATGTCCAGGTTTTTTCTTGCGAACAATACCTTTAAACGCATAAAAAGTTTCAACTGTTCCACCTTTTAGTTGCGTATTCCAGGATGATGCTCTTACACTACCTTCTATTTCGTAATGTTCTGGGTCAAATCCCCATTCTTTTAATATAGAATCGAATTTGTTTCTGTAATTTGGGTCTGTTCCTACATGAGTAATCTCACCTAGACCAGTCTGTTCATTGACCTCTAGTCCTGGTTGCCACCCAGTTTTGTAGAAATTGTTACCCCATTCTTCTGGTATGTTAGGCATAATACCTCCTTTTGCCCTGTTAAGAACAGTATAGAGTATTTATTTATGTATATCTTTATTTACTTAGAAACTGTTGTACTTTTTTTTGGACCTATTTGTTTTTTAGCAAACTCTTTAACAACAACTAAAGCTGCTGCTCCACCTGACAAGGCGGCAAGTTGAACTGCATTAGCGTCAACACCAACTAAAGGTGCAACTGTTAGTGCAGATATGAATGCTTCAACAAAAGTCCAAACAGTTTTACTAAGAACATCTTTATATTCTTGGCTCATTTTGTAACTCCATGCTTCATTCCAAGGGGTCCACGCTACATCCTTCTTGAATGTCCCATCAGATTTTCTTTTTCTTTTAAATTTTTCAAACATTAGCTTATTACTCTACCTTTAATCTTAGCATTTAATGCTATGACACCACCATTTATCTCTTGTAGTTTTTCATAAACACTATCAGCAAGTATCATGTGGTCTTTTGCTTTGTTATCTACTGGTTCATCTTCAAGCAATTTACTTACATTTAAGTATTCTATGCTAACTTTCTTGCCTTGTAGTAATTGATTTGCGACTTTTCTGTACATCTTTGAGTACGCAGTTCCACTATGTCCGATAAATCCAGACTCATCTATGTCTAAATCTTGCTGAGTTTCCCCGACAATAAGACACCCACTGGTATGCTCATCAGTGTTGCCAGAGTGAATTAATATATAAGTAAAGTTAGGTACATCTAGTATGTGTAACATTCCATAATGTGCATTCTTATATCTCTCTGTATACTTAGCGTGAAATCCACCTGTCTTTCTAAATTCTATGTCGTATGTTCCTTCAGGTATGCAGGTTTCGTGCATAACTTTTACTGCTTGATACTGGTCCTCTAATGTAAAGCACTCAAATACACCATCAATAAACAACATTCCATTAGTCGCATCCTTGCCGAACTGCGTTCTAAGAACTTGTAACTTCATAATTAATCCTTTCTAAAACTGATGGTCAACAACCATACAGCTAATGTAATTATAGTAGCTAACCCTGTCACTTGCTGTGCAGAACCAGTCAATGTAAGCGTTGCAATAACTAAACCAACCAAAGTCCAACTAAGGTTCAATGTTTCTTTAATTGCTTCTACTAACCATGACCATAACTTTTTAATCATTAACTTCTCCTAAATATGAAAGCTGCCATACTAGCTATTCTAGTCAGAATAACTGGCACTACAACCTCTTGGGCTTTTTCTCTTTGGTCTTGTGTCATGTCATCCCCTATGTTTGCAATAGTTATTGCACCTAAGTTATCAAAATCTACAAAGGTTTCTATAGGATTTTCTATGAATGACTCATAAGATAT